TGTCTGTATAAATTTTCTGCCATCTGCCAAGTAGACTCAGCAGAAGTTAGTCTTGTGTTTTGATCTACAATTTTATCTTCAGCGACTTTTAAGTCTCGTTTAAGATCTACAATTTGTTGTTGGTTTGAATTGATAGTGTCTGTAAGATTTACAATATACCTAACGCCAGTAAATGTCCCGACTAAAACAGACGCGACTACTGGTACCATTACTATATTTTTCTTTAACAGATCTGCTAGATTCATATGGCATAAACTAAAATATAATAGCCCCTAATATAAATCCTGCTACAGCACACACAATTTCTCTTCTATTGTGTAATTGCCAAGTCATAAATTTATCTTTGTATTTATTTATCATCATCTTCCTCCAAATTTCTCAGCTTATAGTCATAACTCCCGGCTTCATGTTCGTCTGTAATCCATTTAGCTGAATTTTCTACGGAGTATATCTTACTAGTTACCAATCTATTAATCAAGTTTTTTGATGGGTCAACACCCATAGAAGCATCAAACATTTTAAGTCTATTATTGGGCTGTATTGCAAAGTTTCCGTCCTCTAATTCAAGCACGTGTCCACATTTATGTTGATCTGGTTTTTCTGCATAACCAAAGTTTAGCTCGTTAAAGTCCCCTGCACACCAGTCTATTGTAAAAAGATACTTACCTTTACGTTTTACTTTACGTCTAGATGTATACTGCATGGTAGCACCAGCTAACTCGTAAAAAGTTGTAACACTAACATTGTAACTAAAGCTATCCCACATCACTACTTCATCTAATGGCAGCTCTTTGACCCCAGGTTTAGTACAGAAAGCTGTAATAGGCGCTCGCCACCATAACCCACCATCTTCCATTAAGAAATGAAATAAAGGTACTCTGTTTGGTATAGAACTAAAACCAAATACTCCTACTTCAAAATATTTATCGTGTGAATCTTTTTGATCTCTAAGATAATTACCTCTTACGTAACACTCTATTACTGGTATGTTTGCATTAAGATAGGCCATTAGTCGTTTATTGCTCCCCAGTTTTTACCATGTTCATAGTCAACTTTGTTTGGAACTTCTAGACTAACAGCTTGTTCCATAATCTCAATAACCTTTTTGGCCTGTGCGTCATTTTCTATAGATACACATAACTCATCATGAATTTGTATGTGTGCTACAATACCTTCTTTATAAAGTTCTAACATAGATTTTTTTGTCATGTCTGCTGCACTACCCTGAATCAATTTGTTTAATGCTTTATATGTATAAGCTCTTTTAATCCCTGGTCCATGTTCCGCTAACGCATCTTCATGTGTCATAGCTTTATGCATACCAAAACTATTTGGTTCCCATAGATGAAACCTGCATAGTCTTCCTAACAATGTTCTTATCTGTCCACGATCTTGTGCTCTGTTAGATGCCTTCTCCATTAGTTGTTTAACAAACGGCACCTTGCCATGGTAAGTATTAAATAATTCCGCAGCTTTGTCTTTAGATACTCCAAGTTCTGCTTGAAGTTTAGCTTTACCCATACCATAAAATAATCCTAAGTTAATTGTTTTAGCTTGTGATCTTGGTATCTCTGCCATGTCTGCTACAGTCTGGTGAAAGTCTGAGTCAGCATCACCGTTGTATGCATCAACTACATCATAGACAGAAGGCAGCTTATATAATGCTGCGTAATGCACTACCAACCTAGGCTCCTGTTGAGAATAGTCAAAACAACCCCATGTATGGCCCTCCTCGGGTATAAATAAAGACCTTATCTTAGGTCCAAGATCTTTGTTTCTAGCCGGTATTTGTTGTAGATTTGGATTCTGATAAGAAAACCTACCAGTTACCGTACCACCACCAGCATTTCTAAGCTGGTTTATTTCTGCATGTATTCTACCTTTATGTTCATAACGTAGAATAGAATCTATAAAAGTTGTGTGTGCTTTGTTAACCTCTCTTGCTTTGGCTATCATGTTGACAACAGGGTGTTTGTGTTCTTGTAAAAAGTTTTTGGTAAAACTTGGTGCCTGTGTTTTTTCTGTTCTGTCAAACTCTATTTTTAAATTTTCAAATACTTCTGCGATACTACTTGCTGCCCATATCTGTGGCCTGACGTTTGTTTCTTTTTCGATTGCATTAAGCAACGCATTCTCTTCATTAATTAAAGTTTTTTTTAATTCATGTGCTGCTTCTACATCTACTCTTACGCCTTTAAATCTCATGTCAACCAGGCATGGAAATAAATCTGTTTCTAGTTCCATAATAGATTGTAAGTCTTGAGCAATAATTTCTTTTTTCATTTCTTGCCAAAGACCAAACGTTGCTTCTGCATCTCGTTCAGCATAAGTACCCACGTTAAGTGATGGCAGCTTATACATTTCAGACTTTGGATCTATACCCCATTCAGCTGCTGCTTCTGCAAGAGCTGCTTCATTCTTACCAAAACCTAAATACTTCCATGATAAACTATTAAGATCATATCTAAATCTATTTTCATCAGTTACAGCTGCAGCTATCATCGTATCCACAATCATGCCATTGATGGTTAAACCCATAGCTCTAATCCAACACACATCATACATTGCATTGTGAAATATTTTAGTTGAATTTGTTTTAAGAATATCTTGAAACCATTCTAAAACTTTTTTCTTCTCCATGTTGCCACCACCTTCGTGTGCAATAGGAAAGTATCCTTTGTAATGTGCAGTCGCTACAGCAATTCCTATAACCTCTCCATTACCAATAATAGATCCAGATCCTTTTTTAATCAGATCCGGGTCTTTTGTTTCTAAGTCAATTGCAATTTCATCAACCTGTCTTAGGTCAGGAAATTCTGTTGGTATTACCCATTCTGTTTGTGCGCTAAATGTAGGTATTTTCATAATGCTTGAGCCAAAAAATAAAATACTAGAATACATGTAAACAATCCCATGTAAAAAGGTATATGATTATTTGGTTCCATAGTCCCTCTCGATTATCATTTCTATAAAGTGTATTGCTTTTTTTAAGTCTTCCTTTCCATTTTTGTCTTGATGTCTTATGATATATTTTATAGCACAACCTTCAGGATATAGCAATTTGTTCTCGACTACAAACTTACTGGGCTGTATCTTATATTTTTTATAGTGAGATCCTGCAATTTGCTTATCCCAAACTTTCGATGTCATAACCTTTGTCCTCATGTTTAGCTGTTAGTATATATAGGTTTTGTTTTGTACGTGTTACACCTACGTACCAAACTCTTTGTTCTTCATCGTATTTATCTTCACTTCTTTCTACTGCTTCTCTTATTTTTTTTGTATTATCTAAAATTAATAAAACGTTTGTAGCTTCACCGCCTTTTGCTGCATGGATTGTAGATAGTTTTACTCTTGCGGGACTATTTAATTTTTCTTCTAATCTTAACATCTCTCTAATGTATAAATTTTCTTCTGGATCAGATTTAAATTCTTCATACCATGGACTGTCTAATTTAAAACCAAACTCCTGGAGATCATACATCCTTTCATCCGTCATAACCCATTCTATTTCTAAAAATTCAAACAAGTCTTTACACTCTGATAGAGATAACTTATCTCCATTAGTCCATCGCGTATAATTTTTAATAGCTGTATACAATCTAGTCTTATAGCTCTTTCTACCTTTTAATTCAAAATAAATAGCCATGTCTTTTAATATTGGTTTTAGTTTTGTAAGTTTATCATTTGTTCTAGCTAAAATTAACCAATCACCTTCATGCAGCGGTGCATCTTCAATTGAAGTAATATGATCCACGGCCCCTGATTCCGGACGCGGTGCCCATTGTTTTTCAATTCTTCTATCATCAGGAATTCTACTTAATATCTGATCTGCTATGTGCTGCACTGATTGAGGAACTCTGTAGGATTGTGGCAAAATAATGTCCTTGGCCTCTTCATCTTGAAATCTTTTTACATCAGCTCCAGCCCAGCCATAAATGGCTTGATCATCATCGCCTGCTAGTATAACATATTTAGAGTTTTTCTTAAGTATATCGTACATTTTCCACTGTATTGGTGATAAATCTTGTGCTTCATCTACAAATATTACATCATATTTCGGACACAATTCGGCCGTATTGAACTTTTCAATCATATCTGTAAAATCCACCAGACCGTATGCTGCCTTATAATTGTCTACTTCATCTTTTAAAATTTGTAATTGATGTTTGTTTATGTCCTCTGAGTACATGTCTGTATTATACTCGTCTTCAATTGATACGTTTTTAATTCTTGCTGCATTAATAATGTTAAAGTATTCGCTATCAGAATCTACAAATCCAGTCTTCTCTTCTCCATTAGAATAAACAGTAACTTCAATACCTAACTTCCTACCTATGTCTTCATAATGTTCATCCTGCATGACCTGCGCTTTTTTCATACCCAGTTGTGTAAAAGCTAGTGAGTGTAGTGTTCTAAAATATTTTAAATTTTTCTTTTGCAATTTAGGATATGCGTCTAGCATCCTATCTACTGCTTCGTTTGCAGCTTTAGTTGTAAATGCAAAGTAACCTATCTTATCAATAGGTGT